TCCAGAATGTTTCAATATGTCTTATGATTTTTGGTATATGGTGGAAGGAATTAAACCTATTATATCACTACCTTATTGGGTTAAAAATAACGACTAATGAAAATAGAATATACCCTTAAAGAAATAAAAGACAATATATTTGCTGTTATTGTCCCTAATGACTACGATAGGGCTATGCTATTTTGCAAGATGCAAGAGTACTATGAATCAGATAATAAACTATTCAAAGGAGAAAGCTTTAGTATATGGGATTATATGAAGTGGTATGCGGAAAAAAATAAAGGAGTATTCACCTATACTAAAGATTGGGATGGCTTTAATATTCCTTTTGATGTGGCTATGCATTTTATGGTTCCAAATGAAGTAGAGTCCCCTTATGATGAAGAGATGCAGATTATATTAGAAAAGATATATCATAATTATAAATCTGATAGAAAAAAATCATATATTATAGGAGTTAAATCAGACAAAGGAGATACATTCAATCACGAAATGTGCCACGCTTTATATTATACATATAGGATATACAAGAAAGAAATTAATATTATAACGCATAATGAAATGTCATTAAACACATATAATATTCTAATACAAAATTTAATAGAATTAGGATACAATAGGAATGTTATAGATGATGAGATACAAGCATACATGGTAACAAATTATAAATCTAAATATTTCAGCAAGGGGGCTGATAAGAATGAATTAAATAAATTACATAATATATACAAACAACAATTTGATTACACATCAAACCATTATTTAAAATGACAAAAAAAGAAAAGGTGACGACAGCCATTGGGGAGCTAAATGATATTATTGTTAGGTGTAGATATTTTATTCACGAGTCAAGTGTAATACTAAAAGGTATTAAAGAAGACTTTACTGAAATATCATTTCCTATTGCACACAATAAAATTATAGAATTAGTTAAGCAAGAATTTGGGGTGGACTTTATAATAAAAAGTAGAAAGAGAGAAATTATAAACGCAAGACACGCTTGTGCTTATTTACTTAAAAAGTTTACTGGTTTGACCCTAAAAGAAATTGCTGAGTATGTTGGTCTCAATGACCATACATCTGTAATGAATGGTATTAAATCAGCTACCAATTGGATGGCAACGGAGATAGAATATAGGGCTAAAATTAAGAAATTAGAAAACGAACTTTGGAAATATCACAACGAATTATATGGTAACAATCTTCAAAAAGTATAGTGACATAGGTAACCCCTATAAGGTAAACTTACAAAATGTTTTGGATGGTATTAAAAATGGTAGGGCTAAAGACCAAGTAGAAAAGATTAGGCAAGAAACGGATCAGGAGGTAATTACTCAGCTAAAAAAAGAATTGCCTTGCGTGTTATTTGCTGGAGAGTTTACCATACCCATTAGAAAAACTAGGGAAGATGGAACTATCTACGAATCATTTCGTAATGATAATTCTTTAAGCATACATTCAAAGTTTATCCCATTTGATGTGGATGACATTGATGTAGAAAAGTACAAGGAGGAGGCTAAGAAAGACCCCTTTATTTATGCACTATGGATTTCTCCTTCTGGGACTGGTCTACACGGATTAATCAAGATAGCTGATGGCAATAAGCACGAGCAACATTACAATGCTTTGCTCAAGAGATATCCAATGTTTGACCCAACGGCTCGTAACCCATCAAGGATTTTATTCTTTTCTTATGACCCTAACATTTACATTAATTATGATAGTAAAACGTTCTTTGAGGTTATAGAGAACATCCATAATGAGGGGATACTAATGACTGGCGTTAGTACTGATTACGCAAAGCTCAATATAGCCTCAAAAATGATACAAAAGGCTGAAATAGGGAAAAGACATCACTCGGTAATTAAAGCTGCTTATTTGGTCGGAGGATGGGTTTCTGGAGGCCTTGTAGAAGAGTCCATAGCACAGAAAGTTTTAGAGTACGAGGTTTTAAAGAAATTTGGCCCTCAAGAGGCTGAAATTGAAATTCAAGCAGTAGCTGATGGGGTAAAAGCCGGTCAATATATGCCTATTAATGAACTTGCTACCTACGAAAGGACAGCCATTGAGGAGTTAGGGATGATAGATGAGGAGCTTTCATTCTTGGTAAGCAACAAGGCTGATGAGGAATACATAAGAAGATATAGAGCTGGGCTTATACCTATGGGATTACCTTTTGGCTATACGGATATGGATAAGTATTTCCTACTTAAGGAGGGAGAGTTTTATGCCCTACTTTCTCACGCCCATACCGGTAAAACTGCCTTAACATTTTGGCTGATATTCTTATCATCCTATAAATACGATTGGGGGTGGGTGGTGTATACGGGAGAAAATAGAACCTCCTCAGTAAAGATGAGAATGGTAGAGCATTTTGTTGGTAAGAAAATTAGAGATTGTTCTGAATTTGAATTTCAAGAGGCCTTGAAGTGGGTTAATGAAAGGATGTACTTTATCAACAACGATACGATGCATTCTTATGATGACCTCCTTAAATACGCTGAAAAGGTATCTAAATTCCATTCTATAAAAGGAATGTTTATTGACCCAATCAATGCCCTAAAGGTTAAGGGTAATTCTAAGTATGACAATGATATGGAGATGTATACTGATATGCTTTTGTTTACCAAAAGAACAAACATATCAATATTTGTTGCCTTGCATACTAGGAGCCAATCTCAAAGAGAAAGGGATAAGGATGGGAATCAACTAATCCCTTGGCCAGCTGATGCCGATGGGGGTGCCGTACTTTATAACAAGGCTGATATATTCTTGACAATGAATAGAAATATTCAAGACCCTCAGACTTGGATGATAACCGAAATATATGTAAACAAGATGCGTAACAAAGACACTGGTGGTAATACAACGCCTAGGGGTCAGATGATTAAACTTGTGATGAAAGATGGTATTGAGTTTACTGATGAGTATGGTTGGCTTCCAATAAAAAGAGAAGGAAGGGTAGAGCCTAAGATAGATTATGTTCCACCAACTGAAGAAGAATTAGAAAAAATTATGCAAGAATTGCCATTTTAATAAACTAAAATAATAACTTTGCGACATGAACGTTATAAAGTTTGGAGTCGCATTATATGACACAAGTATAACCGACCTAAAAGAAAGAAGAGAAAAAAGAATTGAATTTGATACCGCAAAAAAAGCCTGTGCTAAATTAGGTATAAGTGATAATGTGTTGAGAAGAGTAATCGCAAATAGAGAAAGAATATATATTGAAAATTATAAAAAAGAATTTGCCATCAGACACATAAAAGCAGAATAATGGAAATACTAAATTTTGAACACAATTACAAACAAATTGCAATTAAGGCATTAAATAAAGCAGATACTATTTTAGAGGCCGCTAAATTAATTGGGATTGAAGAAAGACAATTATATAATTGGATTAAAAAATATAAAATAAAAAGATTTTATGGAGAAGATGTTCAAGGAGGAAGAGTTGCAAAAAAAGTTTGATGATACTAGAATATTGTTTGAACAAGTTAAATTAGCTATTTCAGCTAAGGTAGATTTGACTAATCCAATATCAGTATTAGAAAAACTTAATGCAATAACAGACATACAAGCAACTGCCGCAGAGTGTAAGGCAAGATTCCAATTTCTTTTAGAAAGGCACATCGTAAGCAAATTAACCATAACGGATAATTACAATGGGTCAGCTGCTGAAAAGAAAGCCATACTAAACGCTGAGGTTGCAGGGGTATCTTTTTATGATACTTGGGCTGAATTAGTAATAAAGGAAATGCATTATCGTATTGAGGTATTGAGAACTGCATTGTCCTATTTAAAATCGGAGACTCTTAATTTAAAATAAAAAACACAGCTATGGAAAAAGCACCAAAAATTTACGCTGGTAAAGGCGTAAAAAAGAATGACACTTGGTTATCAGTTACTGTTAACCCAGAAGTAATTAATCAGCACGTACAAGACTTCAACGGAAAGAAGTATGTGAAGTTAAACATCAACATCGGCAAGGCCGATAAGTTTGGAAAGGATGTCCAGATCAGCATTGATACTTGGACTCCAACGGGAGCAGCTAAGGAAACTGCATCAGCAGACCTTCCTTTTTAGTCCTTTCTTAGGCCGTAATTACTAACCTAGGGGGTAAGATTTTTTCTTATCCCCTATTTTTTTATCTTACCTTTGCTATATGATAGATATTATCTATGGCATTGAATGTCATTTACCTAACGCACCACAATTAAAAGATATAGATGGGAGCAATCTACCTACTAAAAAACAAAAGTTTATTAGGATAGAGATACCAGATTCTTTTTGGGAGGTAGAGGTGGATGAGGATGATGTTCCAACTTACAACGAGGAGCAAATAGAATTTATTAAAAGAGAGTTTGCAAGATGTAGAGAAGGCTATTGGTTTATGTCTAACGGCTTCCCTACCTTTATTACAGGAGACCACTATTTTTACCTTAACTATTGGACATTAGAGTCAGGTATCTTTCCTGATTACAGAGATGCTGATAGAAAGTGGTTTTTATTCTACGAGGAGATTTCAAAGGACAAAAATATATTAGGCGTTATTAGGGTTAAAAAGCGTAGAGAGGGGGCAACCTCACAGGCCTCTTGCATTCTTACCAAGGAGGCAAGCAACACAGAGAACACTAGATGTGGTATTATATCAAAGACAGGAGGGGATGCCTCTGACTTATTTGCTAATATGGTGGTGTATGGGTTTAGGGCTATGCCAATGTTCCTTCAGCCAAGAACAGATGGAACAGAAGACCCTAAGAAGAGATTGATATTGGTAAAGCAATCCAAAAGAAAGAAAACAAACAAAGGTCTTTTCAACAAGAGAGAAGGACTTAATTCATTTATAGAATGGCGTAATACCGCCTTGAACTCATTTGATTCTGGAAGATGGAGTAGATTGCTGATAGACGAGGCCTCTAAATTCCCAACAGAGGTACCCATTACAGAATATTGGAACATTGTTAAAAAGACCTTAACAGAGGGGGCTAATAAGGTAGGGTTTGCCTTGATGGTATCTACCGTGAATCCTCCTAACAATGGTGGACAGGAGTTTAAAAACTTGTGGGATGAGTCTAATCAGTTTAGAAACGGAAGGATTACCCCAAGTAAATTAGTAAGATATTTTGCACCCGCATCTGAGGGGTTAGCTGGCTTTATAGATGAGTATGGAATGTCTAAGAAAGAGGAGGCCAAGGAGTTCATCCTTTCTAATTACAGAAACAATGACCAAGATACAAGAGACTACCCATTAAGCGAGGAGGAGGCTTTTAAATTTAACCAAGCTGATTGTCATTTTAATTTAGACAATATTCTATTACAAGAAATGAATCTAAAAGAAAAGCCCGTTACATTAAGAAGAGGAAGATTTTACATAGATGGGGAAGACAAGGTACAATTTGCTGATGACTCTGCCGGTTATTGGCTGATATATAAGTTTCCTCACAAGGCTAATAATTTTGAATTTAGGGGTAATGTAATGTACCCAAGGAATACAGGGGAGTATGGATTTGGTATTGACCCATTCAGACACTCTATGACCTCAGGAGAGGGCTCTCAAGGCTCAGCTTGGATAGGAGAGAAGGTAGATTCTACGAAGGAAGATAGCGGGGCTCCTGTGGCCCATTTCTTTGGTAGACCTAAGATGAAGAAATTATTTTGGAAGGAGATGTTAATGGCCTCAATGTATTACGGGGTGCCTGCAACAATAGAGTCCGATGCCGGGGATGATTACTACGAGTATTTTAAATCAGACAATGACTTTAAAAGAAATTGCTTACCTATGCTTGGTAAGAAGCCAGATGCCGTGGTGGACCCACAAAGAAAGACTAAGGTTAATGTAATGCAGAGAGGGGTGAGCTCAGCTGATGCCTTCGCCTTGTCTAAGCAGTTAGAATATTGTATTAACTATGTAGAGCATTATTCTCATTTGATTAACTACCCTGACTTATTAGATGAATTAAAAAGATATGACCATAGTAATAGAACTAAGTTTGATAGAACGGTATCATTTATGATTATGTTGTTGACCTTGACGGGACAAACTAAGTCTCAGGCTATATTAAAAAAGAAAAGTCCTTTGATAGAAACCTTCAGCCCAAATCAGTTTAATACTTTTTAGTACGTTCGTATTCATAAAGAAGCATACCAACTGCATCCACAAATTCCTCATTATATTTTAGCTGATGTCTACTTGCGGCATCTAGAACAAGATGCGTTAATTCGTGGTAGAATGTTTTTTGTATTTCAGACTTTAGCAATCGTTTACCTCCGTCTTTAGATGTTAAGGTTATAATCTTATCTGTAAAATCCGCCTCTCCTAGTAATCCATTTTCATCACAATACTCATCGTCATATTGTACGGTAATTTTTTTACCATTTAATTTGAACTCACTAGGTATGGTAATTTTATTCGGCATTTTTTAGTAGGATTTCATCTGGTCTATCTGGCTCTGTTTGTATGTTTACTTTTTGTCCTCCTCTAACCTTACCTAGCATTTTTTTGATAGCATCCTCTTGTATGTACATCTCTTGAAGTTCTTTTACTAGATACGCCTCTTGTTCTTGCAACGACATTTTATTAAATTTTTTACTGAGTTTCATGACTTTATTTGAGCTGTAAATATACTAATAAACTTTATTATTTTCTTGTAGTTTTCTGATTGCGGCTTGCAAATACATAGCCTTATCAAGCGTCTCCTCGTAAGCCTCTTGTAGCCAATCAACTAACTCATAATCATCTCTATCACAAGTAGTTCCATATTTATTAATTCCTAATATCTCTCTATCCTCTAGGTCGGATATAACCTTGTCTAATACCTTGCTCATAGGTTTTGGTTTTAAATTGTATACACCATCAAACAAAGGATAGTTATTTTCATCTACAAATTGCTTCATAGGTTATTTGTTTTGGTTATAGGTTTGGTTGTAGTATTGTTCTCCTTCTTCACGATAGCCAAATACTCCATTTATTTTACCATAATAAGCTTCTATTATCTGCTCTTTTTCTTTTTCCATACAATCATTCTTAAACATTTCCCAATGAACGATATCTTTTTCTATATATAGCATTTCAATCATTGCTAGTGCTAGTTCCATTGCGGTTTTCATTTCTTTGTTGATTTTTTGTTATAGGTTT